TATGACAGCAGCTCTAGCAGCCGTCAGCAACAGCTGTGCAATGTGGATCTTGATCGGCCTGTGCTGTTGGAAGGGGGGAAGAGCTACGCTTTTGTGGTGGTGGCGGACGCCCATTTCTACCTTGGGCGAACTTCAAACACCGATAAGACGGGTGGCTTGTTCTACACTCAGGATGGTGCCGCGTGGGACCAGAACCTGAGCTATGACATCGGGTTTGCCCTCCGTTTTGCGACCTTCAATAGCGCAAGTGAGGTGATCAATATCAGCCCGCTGTCCCTGTCGGGAGGCATCGCATCTATCAAGCAGGATCTGTTGTCGGTGGTGCCCGAAGGTGGAGAGATCCGGACTGAATTTGAGCTGGGTGGAACTTGGCTGTCTGTGGACGATGTGGATCAACTCAACAGTCTGCCAGCTCATACTCCGATGCGATTGGTCCTGGAGGGTACTGAAAAGGTCATGCCCTTGATCGACACCACGCGGCCCAAAGTTACGGCGCTGCGTCCTGCGGAGCAGATGCGGTTCTTTTCCTCAGAGCGCCCTGAGGCGCAGGAGGTCCGCATTGCCTATGAGTTGGTGGGTTTTGTCGATGAATTCCACACCTTCGATCCGGCACTTCAGACATCGGATGATGTGCGGCACACTCCATCCATGATCGAGGTGAAGGAAAGCGGCGATGGCAATGTGCGCTCTGTAACTGCGGTTTATGAGCTGCCGTCTTCGAGCGCCTACAAGCATGACATCAAGGCTTCAACCAGCACGGCGGCCAAGGTGTTCGACATTTCTTCAATTATCGAACTGAACACGTAAGGGAGGCGCAGGACATGCAATCAAAAATCCTGCAAGCGCCCGCCATCATTGGTGGGCAATACTATCCGGCGGGCACCTCGCTAACTGCAACAGATGAGGCGATTGAGCGGGGCATTGCGCGAGCCGCTAAGGTGAGTTTGCGTAAGCAGATCGAAGACCGTGCGGGCGATGCGTTGTCTCTGCTGGGCACCCTGTCGGATGTGTCTGGCGTTATGCTTGCGCATGTGGTGGCTGATGTTATCGCCATTTCTGAAAATCCCGGCAATGAGGGGCAGCGCCGCCGCCTGGAGATCATGCAAGCACTTGCTGGCGATGACGATATTGTCGCGCTCGCAAAAGATGCGCTTGCCCGGATCAGCAGTGGGGATGCGGTGCTGACGTCCAGTGTCAAAGGTCTGCCTGCGGTGCTGGATGAGGTTCTTGGCCGGGCCACAGAGACGGCAGCAGTGCTGCGCCAGGCTGTGGCGCCTGCCGAACAGTCCTGACCGGGGCCGCGCGCAGCGGCTCTTTCTTACTGACACCGGCGGATGCCGGATCTCGCCCGGCAGTGTCTGCCGGGTTTTCTTTTACGAAAGGGAAGAGACATGACCTTTTTGACCCAACACCACGGCACCCGGCTGAAGGAAAGCAAGGAAACGCCGGTTCTGGTGAAATACGCGCCCACGGCTGTTGTCGGCCTTGTGGGCACGGCGCCTGATGCGGACCCCGACAAGTTCCCGCTCAACAAGCCGATCCTCCTGAAGGGGCGGATCTCTGAGGCGGCGGGCCTTGGTGACAGCGGCACGCTGATGGATGCGATCAAATCCGTCTTCTACCACGTCGGCGCCTACGTGGTTTTTGTGCGCGTGGCCGAAGGTGCGGATGCCACAGAAACCCTTGCCAATGTCCTGGGCGACGCGGCGCTGAAAACGGGTGTTCATGCGCTCCTGCGCGGTAAGGCGGTGACAGGGTTGGCGCCCACGTTGCTGGCTGTGCCCGGCTTTACTTCCAGCGACGGGCAGAGCAAGCCGCCTGTTGTTTCGGCGCTTGAGAGCATCGTTGAAGAGCTGGAAGCGATTGGCTTTGTCGATGGGCCGGATCTGGATGACGCGGCGGCCATTGCCTACCGTCAGCAAATCAACTCAGGCCGGATCATGATCGTGGATAGCAAGCGGCTGGAATATGACGCGGCCAGCGGTGAGCTGATCCCAATGCCCGCCTCTTCCTATGCGGCTGGCCTTCAGGCGTGGGTAGATGAGGAATATGGTCCTCAGTGGTCTCTGTCGAACAAGCCTGCCTCCAAGGGTGTTGAGGGGTGGACGCGGGTGGCCGACTATCCCAAGCAGTCCAACTTGCTGAACTTCAATCAGATCTCGACCATCGTGAACCACGGTGATGGCCCGGTGTTCTGGGGCAACCGTCTCGCCACCGGGGATGATATCTGGGCGTTCATTTCCGTGCGTCGCGTCGCGGATATCGTCAACAAGGCCGTGCGCCGGTCGTTCCTGCCTTTCGTGGATCGTCCGTTTTCGACTGGCAACGTCAAGCTGATGCTGGAGGCGGGGAACGCCGCGCTCCGGAGCCTGAAGGCGCAAGGGGTCTTGATCGGCGGCAAGATGTGGTTGGATCCGGAGCTGAACACGCCTGAGGACATGGCGGCTGGCAAGATCACGCTGAGCTTTGACCTGGAGCCGCCTGCGCCGATGGAGGACGTTCGGTTCATGGCGCACCGCAATATCGAGTATTACCTGCCGCTGACGCAGAGCGCTCTGAAGTCGGCTGCATAAGCCTCCCTTTTTTTGATTGCAGAAATCGGCCTCGCGTCCTCCAGGGCGCGGGGTCTTCCTCAATGTGCTGAAAGGAGTATCAGCCATGAAAGCTACCCCCGCATTCATTCTGCGGAATTGTGTTCTGTGGGCCGACAATGATGTGAAGGCCGGGCAGACTTCGGACATCGGCTTGAACATGCCGAAAGAGAAAACCGAAAAGATGCGCAATGGCGGGATGGTCAAAGATCGTTCCATCGCCATGGGCTATGAGTTGGAGGATCTGGAGTTCAGCCTGACAGCGGTGGATCCTGCGACCATCAAACTGATGACTGGCCGTCCCGGTGCGGAACACGCCTTCATGGTGACTGGCGCCCTGGTCGATGAGGACGGCACCGTAACCAGCGCGGTCTACACCATGCGTGGTCGCCTGACATCGAGTGATGCGGGGCGCTGGAAGCCCGGCGATCCGGCGGAGATGAAATGCACCGTTGTGCAGAACTATGCCAAGCTCGAAATCGGTGGCGAAGAGATCTTCGAGATTGACGATTTCGATTACAGTGTTGGCGGCCAAAGCCAGACCGGAGAAATCCGCTCCGCGCTGCTGCTGGATTAAGGGGTTCCTATGGATCTGCCAATCACAGTCCCGCTGAAACGGTCGGTCATCCACGACGGCGAAACCTATGACGCACTGACGCTTGATGAGCCCTGCCTGGATGATCAGATCGCTTATCAAGAGCTTCTGGAAACAGTCACCCTTGTTCCGTCTCCTGAGGGTGATGGGGGTGAGCCTCTGACATCCGCGCGCGACGCGATGCGTGTCACCCGCTTTTGGATCTCGCGCCTGGCCGGGGTTCCTGAGGCGGTGGCCGGTAAGCTGAAGAGCGAAGATCAGGCTGAAGTCACCCGTGTTCTGGATCGTCTTTGGGGTGCCGTTGATCCGGATCCGGCGGGAAACGACGAAGCGGCGTAACTGCAGATGATCTGCGGTTCGCCGCTGCATTCGCGGCTAACGCGCTGAATGCACCTCTGCCAAGCGTTCTCGCCATGAAGGTGCGCGAGTTCTCCAAATGGGCAAAGGCTGCGGAGAAAATGTGGGAGCTGCAGAGGCCGCTGCCGCAGGCTTAGTCCTCGGACAAGGCTTTCTGGAAAGCGTTCAGCTCTTTCCCGCGAAGCGGGCGGCTGGGGCCAGTTTGGTGCGAGAAGGCTTTGTAGAGGCCAAACAGCACAGCGGCAAAGGCCAAAGCCCCCCAAATGCCGCCCGCATAAATTCCAATTGCAATTGTCGCCGCAACCGCGGCGGCAAGCATCACCAAAGCAAAGATCATCGCAAACACATCCATACGTTGAATATGGGTGAGTTTGCGCGGCAATTCAAGGAGGCCTGCCGCCATGGCTAACAAGCGCTACACCACCCAGCTGCGCATTCAGGCGGTTGATAAATACTCCAAAACAGTCAAGGCCATGGGTAAGACGACTGGGCGTTTCTCCGACCAGGTTCGTCGCGATTTGGAGGGGCTGCAGGCCATCCGTGGCCCGCTAAAACTGATTGAGGACTTTAAGGCCAAGCAAGCTGTCATGCGCAAATCTGGCGAGAGCCTTGATGCGGCGCGTGAAAAGGTGCGCGAGCTGGCAGCTGAAATCAAACGCACCAAGCAGCCCACTGCAAAGATGCGGGCGGAGTTCGACCGCGCCCGCGCATCTGCTGACAAACTGGAGGCGCGCCACCGTAAGAACCGGCAGGCACTCAATACACTGCGCTCTGAGCTGCATTCTACCGGCGTAGACACCTCGCGTCTGGCCGGGGCCGAACAGCGCCTGAAATCGGCGCTCGATGCGTCCTCTGCCGGGTTTGATCGCAAGATCACCAAGTTGAAGCGTGTTGCGGAAATGCAGGAGCGCATTGCGCGCTCCCGCGAACAGATGGACCGCTCATTGGCCCGTGCTGCAAACGTCAGCTTTGTTGGCGCGGCATCTGTTCAGACCGGCCGCCGGATCCTCTCCGGTGTCGCCAGTCCAGTAGGGCAGGCCAAGCAGCTTGAGACCGCAATGGCGGATGTCCGCAAGGTTGTGGATTTTGATAGCCCCGAAGGCCTGCGGCAGATGCGCCGGGACATTCAGGCGCTGTCTACCGACATCCCTATGACGGCTGAAGAGCTTGCCCAAATCGTGGCCTCTGGTGGGCAGTCGGGTATTGCCAAGGCAGAGTTGATCGAGTTCGCAGAGCTGGCGGCCAAGGTCGGCGTTGCCTTTGATATCTCAGCTGAGATGGCGGGGGATTCCATGGCAAAGGTGAAAACCGCCATGGAGCTGAACCTTAAAGAGACCTCAAATCTCTTTAACGCGATGAACCACCTGTCCAACAACTCGGCGGCGCGAGCGGATCAAACGCTGGAGTTCCTGAACCGTGCGGGTAGCGACGGTGCGCGCTATGGGTTCTCGGCAAATGAAACCCTGACCTATGGCGCCGCCATGATCGCAGCCGGGGCTCAGGCGGATACGGCTGCAACCTCGTTCCGGAACATGGGGCGCGCGCTGACACGCGGGGCCAGCTCCACAGATCGCCAGTCTGAAGCGTTTAAGAAGCTGGGGCTCGATGCGGAAAAGGTCGCCTTGGCGATGCAGCAGGATGCGGTTGGCACCACCAATGATGTGATCCGTCGCCTGAACGATCTGCCAAAGCACCTGCAGGCCTCGGTGATGTCTGATCTCTTCGGGGATGAGGCGCGTGAGCTGGGCAAGCTGATCAACAACATGCAGCTGCAGCCAAAGATGCTGAAGCTGTTGGCCGATCCTGCTGACTATTTGGGGTCGGTTGGCGAGCCCGATAGTGTGGAAAAGGAGTATCGGGCGAGGGCAGCCACCACGCAGAACAATGAGCAGTTGCTTGCCAATGAATGGAAGCGGGTGCAGTCGGCTGCCGGTGAAACTGTTCTGCCGGTATACAATGAAATCCTCACTACCATGCGGGGGCTTCTGAAGACCACAACAGCGTGGATTGAAGAGCATCCCACCCTCACGCGCTGGCTTGTGATCGGCGCGGCGGCCCTGGGTGGCATGGCGGTTGCAGGCGGTGCTTTGTTGACGGCGGGTGCGGCTCTGATCGGCACTATTGCTGTTTTGCGCTTTGGCCTTGCTGGTCTGGGGGCGCGGGCGATCTTCGCCAGCGGCGGGCTGGGTGGTGTTGCATCCCGCATTATGGGGATGTCCTCAATCGCGCCAAACTTTGGCCCGGCTGCTGCTGGCTTCTCAGGGTTGCGGCGTTCAGCGCTGTCTGAGCTGGATCTGCTTAAAAATGGTGTTGATACCCGCACTGCCGCGATGAACCGCAGCCTGTCTCGCCTGAAATGGAAGGGCGCGCTTGCTGGGCTTACCACCTATCTGGCCATGCAGCAGGTGCCTGAAGAGCCTGAAGAATTGCAGGCGTTTCAGGAGCGCAATCGTCGGCGCGTTGACGGCGCGCTGCGCTCTGTGCCGGGCCTTGGCTGGATGATGGAAAAGTATGAGGGGGCAGTTGAGTGGGTTCATGGCGCTCCGCCTAAGACCGATGAGGCCTTCTTGCCGCAGGATGATGCGACGCGCGCAGCTGTAAAGACAGTGGAGCGGTTCGCTCCGGAGAATGGCCGGCCAACGGCTGAGCGGGTGGCTCATCTGCGCGAAGAGGTAGCGGCCTACCGTCAGGAGGTGGAGGCGGCGCAAGAGGCTCTGGCGTCTGCTCCTGAGTTTGCCAGTGGCATCACCAATCCTCTCAGGATCACGGCGCAAGCGGATCTTGATGCTGCTCTATCGGGCCTGCGCGCCGCAGAAGAGCGGTTTGAGGAAGCGGAGGCGGCATCAGCAGAGCTGGCTGAAGCGATCCGTGTCCTGGATGGTGCGCGGGTGGCGCCGGTGGTGGATACTGCATCCATCGACCGGGCGTTAGCAAAGATCAAAGAGCTGGTGCAGGCCGCGCGCAATCCTTCAGGTGGTGGTTCGCAGCTGCAAACCTCGCTGGGGCCCGCGCGTGAAGTGACGCCGATTGCGGGTGCCCGTGCCCGTGGCGGTCCCATAAAGGCGGGTCTGCCCTATTTGGCAGGCGAGCTGGGGCCGGAGCCGATCTTTTCCAGCCGGTCGGCCTATGTCGCGACGCATCGCCAGTTTGAGGCGATGCAGAGGATGGCGGGCGTTGCGCGGCGGTCGGGAGCGATTGCTGCGACGGTGGCCAGTGTGGCTGCCCCCGCAGCTGCAGGTTCCGCTGCACCGGCGGGCGGGCGCACGGTTCATATCGACAATATCTCAATTGAGATCCCGGTGCCGGGGTCTGTCAGTGATCCGCAGAGCTTTGCGGTGAGTGCCGCAGGTGAGCTGGGGCGGCGCCTTTCCTCTGTGCTGGAAGGGCGGTTTTCCGACTAAGGAGGTGATGAGCAATGTCCGGACCCGTTCCAATGGCGCTAGGCCCGTTCAAGTTTAAGGCGCATGGCCTGGGCTTCACGGAAATGGAGCGCAAGCTGGATGCGACCTGGGCGGAGCTGGAGACTGCGGGGCGGCTGAACGCCCTGCAGTGGACCGGCCCCACATCTGAGGTGATCACCATCAAAGGCGTGGCGTTTCCGGCTGAGTTTGGTGGGGAAGGCACTTTGAATGGCATCAAGATGTCAGCGCGACTTGGGGTGCCGCAGATCCTCCTGTCTGGCGGTGGCAGGATCTATGGCCTGCACGCGATTGAGGGGGTTGATGAAGAGGGGGCCTACTATGATCGCAAGGGCGCTCCGGCCCGCGTTGGCTACTCTCTAAAGCTGCGCAAGATCGGGTTTGGTTTTTCTCTGTTGTCTTTGCTGCGAGGGTTGTGATGGCGGTTGAATATCGAACCCGCGAAGGGGATGCGCTCGATCTCATCTGTCAGCGCGAATATGGACGCCAAGCCGGTGCGGTGGAGGCGGTCCTTAAGGCAAATCCGCAAATCGCCAAGGTTGCCCTTCGCTTGCCTGCGGGTGTGCTGGTTATCTTGCCGGATCTGCAGCCTCAGGAGGGCGACGGCATGTTGCGGCTTTGGTCATGACGACGCATCCGGTGTTGCTGGTTACGGTTGATGGTGTGCCTGTTTCGGGGGTCTTCTTCGACCGGCTCATAGAGTTGAGCATATCGGATCGCGAAGGCGTGCAGGCGGATACGTTGGAAATGTCCTTTGATGACAGCCCTCCGCATTTTGCTTCGCCAAGGCGTGGCGCTGTGGTGCGTGTCAGTGTCCGCATGGGGTTGCGTGGTGCTGCTGATCTGGGTGCCTTCATTGTTGATAAGGTGGAGAATGAATGCTTGCCGTTTGTGATCCGCGTCCGCGCGCATTCGGCTGACTTCCGGGCCGAAATGAAAACTCAGAAATCCCGTCATTGGGATGGTGCGACGGTGAAAGATATCGTCACTGAGATTGCCAAAGAACATGACCTGGAGCCGCAGATTGCTGATGCCGTAGCCGGTCACAAATATGACTGGATCGGGCAGCAGGATGAATCGGATCTGAACTTTCTGGAGAGATTGGCCCGGCGCCATGATGCTCTGTTTACGATCAAGGCTGGGCGCCTGCTTTGGTTGGAGCGGGGGGCGGGAAAGACTGCGGCGGGGGATGATATCCCTGAAGCGGTGATCGGTCGGCAGGACGTGTTGATCGGCACCTGTCGTGTCTCCGATAGCGATGTGGAGCGGTTCAAAACCGTCAAGTGCTACTGGCAGGACAAAGTGGGGGCTAAGCGGCGTGAGGTTGTCGTGACCGCGGACAAGGAAGCCAACGGGGAGCGGGTCTTGTCGGATCCATTCAGCTCTGAGGCGGAGGCGCGGCGAGCTGCAGAGGCCGCAGCCAAAGAGATCCAGCGCGGTCAGATCAGAACCAGCTGCACGGTATTGGGCAACCCGTCTCTAATGGCAGGTCAGCCAATGCAATACAGCGGTATTCGTCCGGGTATTGATGGGCGCGTGTTCATTCTGGAGACAGTTGAGCTGACCTACTCCAAGTCGGCAGGGCTGCGCAGCAGCATTGAGGGCAGATTGAAGGTCTGACCCTGAGTTCATTCAAGGCATTAGTGAGAGGAAAGATGGCAGGAGAATTGCCTGAACCGGCCCGCTGGTATGCGCGCCGGGGCGACCGATATGTGACCACCGCGCCGGTGCGGTGGGAGATCGGCGTGAAGGGATCTGGCTTGTGGGTGTCAGTGCCCGCGGGCTTTCGGTTTGATGTTTCGATACCCTGGTGGGCTGGGCTGGCGTTTGATCGTCATGACCCCCGCTATTTGCGGGCTGCTGCCCTGCATGATTTTGCCCTGCATCGGTTGCGCTGGGGGCGGGTGAGTGCGGCGGCCCCCTTTTCTGAAGCGCTGCGCGCTGATGGCGTCTCGCGCGTTCGCAGGCTGGCCATGGTGTTGGCCGTCACAATCCACAATTGGCGATAAGGAGCAACGCTTTTGAAACTGGAGTTGTTTTCCTCAGCGATGGCTGGGGTGCTGGGGGCCGTGACAGCCATGCTGACCAGCTACGGGACATCTTGGCCGGTTGTGGTCGTGGTGTTTCTGGGCGTGGCCATGGCGCTCCTGGAAGAGGAAGAGCTGAGCTGGCGCCCCGCGGTCGTGGTGAGTGTCTTCAACATGATGATCGGTGTTCTGGGTGGCCCGTTGGCGGCTCAGTTCATAGGCGGCGTTTGGGGTGTCGATATCCCGGCGCTCACTCTGATCATCGCGTTTCTGGTGGCCTATGTCGCGCATGACTTTTTCAGCAAGGCGCGGGCTCCGCTGATGGGGCTTCTGGTCAAGGTGATCAGCGCGTTTGGAGGGCAGAAGAGTTGAGCGCCCTTATCAGCCTTCTGGCTTCCCTATCTCGCCCGGTGCTGCGTTTGCGTGCCGGGCGGTGGCTTCGCTTCCTGCGTTCGTCGCTCTGGCGGCGGGTGCGTCTTGCTCTGTCTGTCCTTGTTTGGCTGGTCCTCGCCTCTGCGATGCTCGCCATGAACTCCCCCGAAAATCAGGAGGTGCCCCGCAATGAACTTTTCCATCCGTGACGTGCAGGCTCGCTGCGCTGCCCTGGGCCACAATCCGGGGCCTATTGATGGCATTATGGGTAAGCGCACCCGAATGGCCCTTAGTGTGGCTTTGAAGGCTGTGCGGGGCTCTGAGGTGTCTCACCTGTTCCACCATTCCGGATTGCGCCGGGTTCATCTGCATTGGTCCGGCGGTGCCGTTGGTGTGAATGGGGTCGAGCGCACAGCCTACAATTCCCTCGTTACCCATGACGGCGCGCGCGTGCAGGGAGAGTTTCCGCCAGAGGCTCAGGCCCGCTATGCCGTGGGAAAGGCGGCGTCGCACACGCTCAACTTCAACACCGGTGCCATCGGTCATTGCGTCGATGCTATGGCGGGTGCAGTCGAGCGCCCCTTTGACCGGGGATCCGCGCCGATGACGCCGCGCCAGCTCGATGAGTTCTGCAAGTGGGCGGCAGAGTACAGCGTCAAGTATTGGATCCCGATCAACCGATATGGGATGCCCACTCATGCTGAGATCCAGCCGATCTTTGGTATTCGGCAAAAGTGGAAATGGGACATCACTTGGTTGCCCGGTATGAGCAAGCCCGGCGATCCGTTGGTGGTCGGTGATCGCATCCGCGCGATGATCTCTGAACACCTTCCTGACGTGAGGGCTGCGGCGTGATGCGTGTCATAGCTGTTTGCGCCCTGGGTCTCGCAATCATCTGCGGCATTGTTTCGGTCTATCTTGGCTGGCGCAATGATGGCCTGCGGGATCAGCTAGAGGCCGCGCAAGGCCGCCTGTCCGTACAGGCTCGCCAGATCGAAAACGCGCGGCAAGCTGCTGCGGTTCTCGATGCCCACATAGCGCGCCTGCAAGCGGAGCGGGCTGCACATCAGGTCCAGCTGAAAGAACTTAGAGGGAAGGAGGGATATCATGCGCCTTTGTCTGATTTTCTTGGCGATGTCTTTGACGGGCTGTAGCGGTCTCTTCCGCGACCCCGTGCCGGTCTATGTCGAGCGCGAAATTCCGTCGTCTCTGTTGGAGCCGTGCCCGGAGCCGACAAAGGGCAGCCGGACAGAGGGCGGCCTTGCAGAGCTTGCATTGGGCTGGCGCGCAACAGCGCGCTGTAATGCAGGGAAGTTGGAAAGTGTTGGCGGTCTTGGTTGGAACGGCTAGTTGGAAAACGTTTGATGGCTTGCTGCGAGATCTTCGCAAGGTAGCATATTAGAGGGCGCAATCGGTTGGGTGACGATGCGCCCTCTGTGACCTAGGGAGCTTGGTGGGCTCTGATTCCCACGAAGAAGTTCCCATATAAAGGTTTCTATAGGGTGTATTCTTCCCGAGACCACTCTCCATGCGTGAACTGAATTGCCGACGCTCAAGTGTTCGCGCGCGACGATAAAGTTGGACAGAGGGAAAGCAACGGACGATCTGAGGGGGGCTTTCTCTAACTAGAATAAAAAGTTGTCTGCATCCTGAAGAGTCAGCAGGTCAGTGTTTTGCACAACTATTTCGACCCCATTTCCGGTGATCAGAACATGCGGCCCGTTTTGTACAAA